ATCAGTACTGCTGGAGGAGCTGGTGGCTTGCAACCTACAGGAAGTAGTTCTACAGGAGTAGGGCCAGACTTTAATCCTTACATTAACAACATTGCTGCTGCAACTGCTGGCACTACTGTAGAAGAAGAAGAAGAAAGATTTGACATTGACTTAGCTAACTTAGCAGCTTTGTCTCAACAGGAAGATGCTCCTGTTACTCCTGTTACTCCACCTCCATTAGCTACTGAGCCTGTAGCTGTACCAGTAGAACCTATAGAACAACCAGAGTTACCTTTAGACATAGCTCCACCAGTATTACCTACAGATTCTACTGGCGGCGGTGGCAGTACTGCTGATACTGCTCCAGATACTTTAGAAGAAGAAGGACCGTTCTTTAGAATAACAGAAAGAAATCCAGATGGATCTGTTGTAGTTATAGATTTGTTTGGTAACACTAGGACACTAGGATCGGAGCAGTTTGGGACTGACAGTGAAGGAAGACCCACGTTAGGAGGTGAAACTTATTCAGATGATGTTCCACCGGAAGACCGTACTTCAGTTATTACAATACCTACAGATTCAAGTACACCGACAGACGGGGCAGCTACGGATGATACAGTTACAGGTGATGCTGTTACTGGTGACAGTGGCTCTAGCAGCGGTAGTGGGGGTAGTTCTGGCGGAGGTGCTGGTGGCGGCTTAGGGGCAGGTATGCTTGCAGCAGCAGGAGGAGCAGCGGGAGGAAAGTCATCAGTAACAGATTTAGTATTTAGTGACTACGTTAAGCGTTATGAAGCACCAGAGTTACAGGAACGTGCATTGCCTCTACAGGGTTATCAAGCACCACAAGGTTTATTTAGAGGATTAGTTTAATGGCTACAACGTACCTAAGTTTAATGAATAACGTATTAAGGAGACTCAGAGAAGATGAAGTATCTGAAGTTACCCAGACTACTTATTCTAAGATGGTAGGTGACTACATCAATGACGCTAAGAGTTTAGTACAGGACTCACATGCTTGGTCTACCCTACGCAAAACTGTAATTGTGCCTACAGTAGCAGATACTACAGAATATAGCTTGACAGGAGCAGGAGAACGTGTTAAACTATACAGTGCCATTAACGACACTTCAAACTTCTTTATGCACTATGAGACACCTAACTGGTTTAACAATGCTTATTACATTTCAGGGGAAGTCTCAGGCACTCCAGACTCCTACACGTTTAGTGGTGTAGATTCTAATGATGATACTAAAGTAAGAGTATACCCTAAGCCATCCGGTGTGTTCTCACTACGCTTTGATGTGTGCTCTAGAGAACCTGATTTAACTGCTGATGCAGACTCTACTGTACTCCCAGCTATGGCTATTGTACATAATGCTGTAGCTTTACTTGCTAGAGAACGTGGTGAGACTGGTGGTACTACTACACAAGATTATTTTATTATTGCTGACAAACATCTTAGTGATGCGATTGCACTAGACGCATACAAGAACCCTGAAGAATTTATCTACACGGTACAATAATGGCACAGCAAAGACAGAACATATACATTGGTGCTCCAGGATTTAGAGGTCTTAATACTCAGGATGCTCCAGTAGGTCAAGACGCTTCCTTTGCTTCTATAGCAGAGAATGCAGTCATTGACAGCTTTGGACGCATAGGTTCTAGGAAAGGTGTAAAGGTAGTTACTTCAAGTGCTACACCTCTAGGTTCTAGTGATGGCGTAGAGCAAATCTTTGAGTACACCAAAAGAGATGGTACTCTAATTGTATTCTCTACTGGTAACAATAATATATTTACAGGTACTACTACCCTAGCAGCAGTGACACTTCCTGTAGGTTACTCTATTACAGCAAACAACTGGAAGATAGTCAGCTTTAACAATGACATCTACTTCTTCCAATCTGGACATGCAGCTTTAGTAAGTGTTGCAGGTAGCACTACTCTTATAGCAGTAGTTGACGGTGGAACCGCAGCACCAGCAGGTAATGAAGTCTTAGCTTCCTTTGGTAGACTATGGGCAGCGGATGTTGTCAATAATAATTATACTGTTTATTGGTCTGACTTACTTGACGCAGATGATTGGCATGGTGGATCATCAGGTTCCTTAGACTTAACTACTGTCTGGCCTACAGGATACGATGAAGTAACTGCTCTAGCTGAGTTCAATGACTTCTTAGTTATCTTTGGTAAGCGTAGCATCCTACTGTACTCTGGTGCTTCCTCACCGTCTAGTATGGCGTTACAGGATAGCATAACAAACATAGGCTGCATTGCTAGAGACACTGTACAGTCTACAGGATCAGACCTAGTGTTCTTATCACACACAGGTGTAATGAGCTTAGGTAGACTAATACAAGAGAAGTCTAATCCTATAGGCAGTGTGTCTAAGAATGTCAGAGATGAAGTAGTAAGTAATGAGTTACTTGAGACAGGTAATGTTAAGTCTGTCTACAGTGCAGAGAATGCACTATACCTACTAATTATGCCAGCTAATAACCTTGTCTATGCTTTTGATATGCGAGGTAAGCTAGAGGACGGAAGCAACCGTGTGACTACATGGCCTTTCACTGGCATCCTATGTGCCTCTAGAGCAGAGAGTGATGGCACCTTGTACTTAGGTGTTAAGACTGGTATAGCAGAGTACGAAGGATATACAGATACTTCCGGTGTGTACACTATGAAGTACTACACACAGCCATTGGCATTTGATGACCCATCTAGGGTTAAGATGCTAAAGGAGATTAACTTAACAATCATAGGCGGCTCTGGTAGCTCAGTAGTTGCTAACTGGGGTTATGACTATACACAAAGCTACAACAAGCAACTGTTTGAAGTAGACACTACATTTATCTCAGAGTACGGTATATCTGAGTACAACGTAGCAACATCAGAATATAGCTCTGGTATCATCGTAGGTATCCAGAAGTTAAAAACAACAGGCTCAGGTAAAGTAGTTACTATTGGTATAGACGCTACTATAAATGGTAAAGCATTTTCTATCCAAGAACTAAACACAGAAGCTATTATAGGTAGACTAATTTAATGAGTAATTATACAAAGACTACAAACTTTGCAGCTAAGGATTCCCTACCTTCAGGTAATGCTGCCAAGATTGTCAAAGGTGCAGAGATTGACACAGAGTTCAATAACATTGCTACTGCATCAGCAACTAAAGCTAATGCAAACAATGCTGCCTTAACTGGCACTACTGTATTTGAGACACTATCCGATGGCACCATTGGTGTTACAGGCTGGGTAGATGAAGACAATATGTCCTCAGACAGTGCTGTACTTATACCTACACAGCAGTCTGTTAAAGCCTATGTAGACTCACAGGTTACTGCACAGGATCTTGATGTAACTGATGGCTCTACAAGTATTGACATTGACTTAGACTCTGAGTCTCTAGGTATCTTAGGTGGCACAGGTATTACCTCTAGTGCCTCTGGTACTGGTGTTACTCTAGCCATTGACAGTACTGTAACTACGCTCACAGGCACACAAACGCTTTCTAACAAGACTTTGACTACACCTGTTATCTCTGGTGCCTTGACTACTAACAGCACCATAGACGGGCGTGACGTAGCCACAGACGGCTCTAAGCTAGACGGTATAGAGTCAGGTGCTACTGCCGATCAAACTGCTGCTCAGATTAAGACTGCCTATGAGTCTAATGCAGACACTAATGCCTTTACTGACGCTGATGAATCCAAGCTAGATGGCATAGAAGCTAGTGCTGATGTTACAGATACAACTAATGTAACTGCCGCTGGCGCATTGATGGACTCTGAGCTAACTAGCATTGCATCAGTTAAAGCAATGAACCAAGGTGTAGCTACTACAGACAGTCCTACGTTTGCTGGTGTTACTGCTCCTATTACTGGTAATGTCACAGGTAATCTTACAGGCAATGTAACTGGTAATGTCACTGGTGATTTAACTGGTGATGTCACAGGTAACGTAGCTGGTAACTTAACAGGCTCTGTACTTACTGCTGCACAGACTAACATTACAAGTGTTGGTACTCTAGGCAGCTTAAATGTTTCTGGTAATCTTACAGCAGGTACATCTCAGTTTTTTGGAACTAGCGTACTAACTGTTGATTCTACTAATAACCGTGTAGGTTTGAGTAACGCATCACCTGATGTATCTTTAGATATTGGATCTAACACTGATGCTGTCCATGTACCTACAGGCACCACTGCACAGCGTCCTACAGGTGCTGCTGGTTACTTTAGATACAATAGCAGCCTAGAGCAGTTTGAAGGCTACACAAGCGAATGGGGTT